GGGGCATGCCGGGCAGCCACAACCGTTCGCCCTTGCTGTCTTTCAGGTTATAGGCCATTGAGACTATTCGGTCGACGGATGCTCAGAGTACGCCGGCGCGCCGACCGCGCCCAAACCGTGCGGCGGCGACTTTACGACCGAGCGCCATTTTTTCGCGCTTTCGTCCCACGTGTAGCCGGCCTCGCTGTAAGTCTCGAAATCAATGTCCGGCAAGACCGTGGCCACGCTTGTGCCGCATCGGATCCGCGTATGCGCTGGCAGCGTGGACACCTGCAGCACCTCGACGCCGCCCAGCGCGTCCAGTTCGTCAGTTAAAGTCCCGGCAAAATACGACCCGCCCGTCGGATCCCAACAAATTGACATAACTACAGCCCCATTTTTTGGCAGACTTGAAAGTAAACACCGCCAAAAATAAACCAAATCACGCGGTCGTCGAGTCCCGTGTAATGCTCTACTACAAGGCCGACGGGCGTGGCCAGCGTAACCGCTACCAGGCAGACCGCGGCGCCGATTAATAATTTACCGATGCTCATAATTTCGCCCTATTTTGGAAGGAAAAACCGCCCCGGAGGGCGGCGTCGGTGGGCCTACGCTTTGCGAAGCGTGGCGAAATGGGCGTCGGTGTAGCCGTTCGCTACCAGCAGGGACTTGGCGAACGGTCCGCCACCGTTTAGATCGTAGAACAGCGGCTCGGCTGCAGCAGCGGGCGGAGCGCTCGGTCCTGCTGGTGGGGCGCTCGGTCCGGCGGCAAAGTCCGGCGCGGGCGTTACACCGGCGGGCGTTGCAGACGGTCCAGCAGCTGGCGGAGGCGTACCAGGTCCAGCAGCCGGCGGAGGCGTACCAGGGCCGGGCGCAGGAGCGGCGCCGGCGTTAGGGTCGACGTATGCGTTTGCGGGCATTTGCGCCGCGGTGCTGAACGCATCCGTCGCGGCGCGCTGCTCGCCAAGCTGTATCCCAATGCCGGCGCGGGTAAGGGCGAACATATCCGGGTTTAGGTAAACGCCCGGCGAGCCCGTGCGATCGTTACCACGGACCAGCAAAGCGGCGCGGCAATAGTCGCCCGGCTTAATTTCTTCTTTCCGCTGGATCTGTTGGGTAGGGTCGAATCGGCCGTCGTGGAAGCAACGGATCGGCAGACCTGTCGACAAGCGCAGCACCCAATGGCCCGGGTAACCCTCGCGGTCGCAATTCTTTTGCCCTTTTGTTCGGGACTTGGCTGTCGCCGTCCTCGATTTTCCAAGCAAAGTCGGGGCGCTGGTGCGCACCGTTCGGGAAGTCCGCGACAGCGCAGTTAAAATTAATTGGCCCCACGTGGTTTCCCACCAACCCCTTTCGGCGCCTTTCGCAATAGCCAGGGCGAAAAAGGTATTTGTCCGGGGCGTTACGCCGTCGGCGGTCATAACAACCAGGCCGGTTTTATCGTCAGTGACGACTTCCGAGTTCATAGGGTGACCGTTTACGAGGCGGCCGACGGGCGTGGTGACTTCTACTGATTTATTGCTCATTTTGAAAATACCTGTTTCGCATGGTTGCCATTGTCCGAAACGACTTTAATGCCGGTTCGAGGTTTGTGACTGTATCCGCTAATGACCTCGGCGTCAATACCGAGCGCGATGGCTTGTTTCGGCGTGATCGGATCCGGCCGTCGCAGGTCATGGCCGAGCATAGACCCGAGCCGTATTACTTGATCAGCGGGCCGTGACCACGTCTCTCGGCCGACGCCCTGCTCGGTTCGCCAGTACGGCACCGGTTCGCCGTTACGGACCCGGGCCTCGATCTCGGCCTCATATCCCGATTTTAAATATTCCAGTTGTTTGATCGCCCGGGTAACAATGTTCTGCTGCACGCCAAGCGAAAGCGCGTCGAGGTTCATTGGCACCGGTCGCGCCGCCGCCTCGTACAGCCCCATTCCGCCAGTGAGCGCCGCCTCGCACGCGTGGCGCGCTGTGCAGTGTTTACAGTGGCTACCGCTGCGGGTCTTTGCGCCGGGCGACAGGGCCTCGTGGGCGGACGCGTGGAGCGTGTTAAAATAGCCGCGAGCGTCCGAGGCAAAAAAGCGCCACGTTCTGATCGGGCCTTTTGCGTGGTACGCCCTCGGCTGGACAATTCGGAATTCGACCTGCAAGTGCTGGTCTTGCCGGCCGTCAATGTCCAACAGCTCCAGGATCCCGCACAAGTACACGAGGAGCTGCCAATTCTCGAACGCCTCGACGATCTCGTGCCCGTATTTGTAATCATAGACGTACAAAACACCGCGCTTTTTATCGTAGACCCAACAGTCCGGCGTGCCCCACGCCTCGGCATGGATCCGCGACGCGTGGACGCGCTGCTCGACCGACGGCGTAAACGTCGCCGCCGATTGCATAACGCCCGCCACGTCGTCGGCGTACAGCTTTGCACCGTCGAACATATCTTGATCAATGATCACGCCGTTGGTCGCTTGGCTGTCGACAAATTCCACCGCTTTCGGGAACTGTGCGCGCGCTGCAAAGCCGACCAGAGTCGCGCCGATTTCGTGCGACGCCGTGCCTTCCATGCTTTCGGGCCCGTCCTCCTGCTCGGGGAACAGCTGCGCCATTAGCGGCCAACCTCGACAGCCGCCAGGCGCGCCCCATATATGCGCCGACGATGGTGCGATGATGGAATGCGGCATTTGTTAGCCTCCCTGCAGTGCTGCAGCAACCGCCGGGATTAGATCCGGACGCGCGCCGAGCAGCGGTAGTGATTCAATACCCTGCGAATTTATGGCCGCCAGCACGCGCTCGTCGGTGACGTTGTTGTCGGTTATGTAGCGGAACAGCGCGGGGAGTGACGCGATGGCATCGGCCGCAGCTGGCGGAGGCGTCGGAGTAGTGGCCGCAGCTGGCGGAGGCGTCGGAGTAGTGGCCGCAGCTGGCGGAGGCGTCGGGCCGGCGGGCACAACCGGATTGCTTGGTCCGGCTTGCATGACCTGGCGGAGCTCGGTTTCCACGCTGGCGACATATTGGCCCCATTGGTCCTCGGTCTGGTCGCCCGGCTTGCGTCGGTTTTTCCACTGCTTGGTTTTGGCCAGCGTCGCTTTGCTGCTGGAGTGGATGCGTCCGTCCCACGGCAAACCGTCCGAGTCGACGGTTACGCCGCTAACAGCAGCGGCAGCAGTGACGGGCAGTGCCGGGCCCGTCGCAGTCTGCGCAGGCGCCGGGTCCGTGCCAAAAGCATCGGACGGGTTCCGTCGGCGGGGCCCGTTTCCGGAAAATAGGTCTCGGCGCGGGCCTTAAACTCCGCAACGGATCCGCTGGCGGCGTCGACGTGGCGCTGTATCTTTTCGCTAGCGTAATGTGCCGGGCAACCCTGATCGCTACAGTCCTGCTCTACGGCGGCGTTACAGTCCGGCTCGCCGGCGATTTTTGCGTCCTGCGCGAGACCGTGCAAAAAATCGGACGCCCGGGTCAAGGCGTAGTATTCAAACGGTACTGTTATGCTGATTGGATCTTTCATTCTGTTTTACCTGTCTGGTTGTTGAACAGCGCCGATATTATGCTATAGTGACGGCTCAGTCAACAGCGGATAAGGCACAAAACACAATGATTCCACGACGCGACTTTATAACGGCTTTAAAATTTGCAAGCCATGCAATGGGCAAGATGGACGTCCGGTATTATTTAAACTCGACGCTCTTTCGGTTCGGTTCGGACTTTTTGGAGCTGGTCGCTACCGACGGTCACCGCATTGCTCGAGTAACGCTGGAGCTCCCGACGGACGACCGTACGCCGTTCGGCGACTTTATTGTTAAGGCCGCGTCGGTTAATGAATTGCTTAAAACTTGCAAGGTAAAAAAGAACGACCCGGACACCGACCAAAATTGGCTTTGGTCTCGACGACGGCGAGCTGTCGGTTTTTTGGGGCGCTTCTTTTATGCGGCTGGAGTGCGAGGGCGGAAAATACCCGGAGGTACACCGCGCCTATGATACGAAGCCGCCGGAGGACGGCGTGCACGGTTTGCACACTTTAAACGTCAGCGCGACCTACCTGGCTGACGCCGCCAAAGCAATCGCGCTGCTGACAATATCCGGCGACGCGCCCGCCGAGCTGAATTTTTATTATCCATAATCGTTGTATGAAACTGCGCGCTTATGTCGACAAGCGTTTTTCGTCGATTCGCAACGACGCGATGGTCGCTATTATGCCGATGAAAATGGCCCCACGTGCTAGTTAGGCGTCCGCTACCGGCGGCCATAGACCGCGCAACGCGTCCGGCCCTACGGCCGTATCAGCTCGACGTTAAACGCGGCGTTTTATGAAGCGTGGGCGCGGGGCGATCGCAACGTGCTGGCGGTCCTGCCGACTGGCGGCGGCAAAACGGTGGTGCTGTCCGACATTCTGTTCGAGAATCACGGGGCGGCCTGCGCGGTAGCGCACCGGCGCGAACTGGTTTCGCAGATCTCGATCGCCTTGGCGCGTAACGGCGTGCGACACAGAATCATCGGGCCGCAGGCCGCCGTAAAGCAAATCGTTAATTTGCATATGCTGGAGCTCGGCCATTCTTACTATGACCCGAACTCAAAGGTCGCAGTCGCCGGCGTGGACACGCTTGTAAAGCGCAAAAAAGAGCTGGCCGGCTGGACGCCAACCGTTACGCTTTGGGTCATGGACGAGGCGCACCACGTTCTGCGCGCGAATAAATGGGGCGCGGCTGTTGAAATGTTCCCGAACGCCAAGGGCCTCGGGCCAACCGCTACGCCCTGCAGAGCTGACGGTAAAGGGCTCGGCCGGCACGCGGACGGCGTATTCGACGTTATTGTCGAGGGCTCCACAATGCGGGATCTGATCGACGACGGTTACCTGACCGATTACCGGGTCTACGCTCCGCCGCCGGCGCTTATGATGGCTAACGAGGACGTCAGCAAGGCGACCGGCGAATTCAGACGCGACGCCGTAGTCCAGAAATTCAGGCAGAACAAAAGCCGGGTAATGGGCGACGTGGTCGATCAGTATTTAAAGCACGCGAACGGAAAATTAGGAATCACGTTCGTACCGGACGTCGAGGACGCTATCGACACCGCGGCGACCTTTACCGCTCGCGGGGTTCCGGCCGCTGTCGTAACGGCCGAGACGCCCGACGCGGATCGGATCGCCATTTTGCGGCGCTTTAAAAACGGCGAAATTAAACAGCTGGTTAACGTCGATTTGTTCGGCGAGGGGTTCGACTTGCCGGCAATTGAGGTCGTCAGCATGATACGCCCGACCCAATCTTACGCCCTGTACGCGCAGCAGTTTGGCCGGGCGCTGCGACTTATGCTCGCGAGCCACTACGGTCGAATGTGGGACACCTACACGGCCGAGCAGCGGCGGGCCGTTATTGCCGCCAGCGACAAGCCGACCGCGATCATTATTGACCACGTGGGCAACGTGCACCGCCACGGCTTGCCGGATGCGGCCCGGGTCTGGTCACTGGACAGGCGCGAGAAAACCAGCAGCGGACAGCCGGAGGACGTAATCCCGACCAAATCGTGCCCGGCCTGTACGCGCGTTTACGAACGGTTTTTCCCGTCGTGCCCGTACTGCCACCATAAACCCGAACCGGCCTCCAGGAGCGGTCCAGAGTTTGTCGATGGCGACCTGGCAGAACTGGACGCCGAGACCCTGGCGCAAATGCGCGGGCTGTTAATCCGCAAAACGCCGGCCGAATACCGTGTCGAGCTGGCGGCGAGTAACGTCCCGCTGATCGGGCAAATGGGACACGTCAAACGCTACGCCGAGGAGCTAAAAAGCGTCGAGGCGTTAAAGGATGCAATCGCCTGGTGGGGCGGCTGGCAGAGGTCACAGGGTCGGACCGACAGCGAATCGTTCCGCCGCTTTTACCTGCGCTACGGCGTGGACGTGCTGACGGCGCAAGCGCAAGACAGGAAACAGGTCGAGGCGTTAACCATTAAAATAAACGACGAACTCGGGGAGATTCGAAACAATGCTTAAAAACGAAACGAAAACCGTCGATATCGACATCGTAGACGGCGAGCCCGTTGTCCGGACGACTTGGGTTTTATGGTATGAGGACGGGTCAGTCGATTACTTACAGCGGCGCCAGCCGGTCACCGACCCAGTCGAGCGCGAGTCGATACTGAACGCCGGCGTCGACATTGTAGAAATCGACGTCAAGCTGCCCGGCGTTATCGGGTCAATTATGGTTACGGGGATTCTAACCCATGAGTAAAAAAGCAATTCATTTGGGCGGCGGCGCTTACGCGTCAATTACCGAAATTGGCGAACTGATAATAACCGCGGACCACCACGAACCGAGCGAAGCGTCGAGCGCGGTCTACATTCAAAAATCTGATATAAAACTGCTGGCGGAGTTTATAAAAAACGAGCTACCAAAGCAGGAGCGGGGGCCAATGAGCAGTTTTAACTTTTAAAAATGAAAATGTCTCCAAAAGATGCGGGCGGGCTATTCAGCAAGGCGTGCCGGCTAGAAGATGAAAACAAGAAATTAAAAGCGAGAATTGCGGAGCTTGAGCGGCCCGCTATTGTGCCAGGGGGCGAGAAATTGGTGCCCTTAGAGGCCAGTCACAACATAGAACAAGCGGGATGCGAGGCTTACATGAACGCGGACGGCCCCGGCACCCTTTGGATGCACGCGTCATCAATGGGCCGCGCATACGAAGCAATGGTGGCCGTAGCGGAGCAGGGCGAATGATGCTTAACGAGTGGGCGATCCGTTGGAACGTTCCGGCCGCAGCGCTGCAGGACTTACGGGCGCGCATGCAGGCCGTTAACACCGGGCCGCCCGACAGTGCTGGCGGACGATCGGAGGCTGCCGTGCAAGCTGCGGTAAGGCTGGAGGCGAGCAAAAAAGGAGCGATATTGTGGCGAAACAACGTCGGCGGGTACTACGACGAGACCGGCCGGTTTATCCGGTACGGTCTGGCGAACGACTCAAAAGCCATGAACCAGACAATCAAGTCGCACGACCTAGTCGGGATCCGGCCCGTCGTAATAGTTCCGGTAATGGTCGGGCGGACGATTGGGCAGTTTATAAGCCGCGAAGTAAAGCCGCAAGATTGGCGCTATACCGCGACAAAGCGCGAAGCCGCACAGCTTAAATTTGCGGACTTGGTCGTTAGTTTGGGCGGCGATGCGTCATTTACAACAGCCGAAGGGACACTGTGACCACGACAAAACAAGGCCAGCCGACGAGCTGCCCAGTTTGCGAGTCTGCGGACCTGCGCACGACCGTAAAGGCGATCGACGGGGGCGCGGCTAGCGAGTACCCGGTCGAGTGCAAGGACTGCGACATCGAGCTCGGCTACTACGCGTATGGCGCTTGGGATTCGTGCTATTTTCGGGAGCTAGGCGAATGATTTTACTTGTCTGCGGCGGTCGCGCGTTTAACGATTGGGAAAAATTTTGCGACGCGATGCAGCTTTTACCCCACGCGGCGACAATTATTATTGAAGGCGGGGCCCGTGGAGCGGACAGAATGGGGCGGACGTGGGCCCGACTTGAGGGCATACACTGCGCAACCGTTGAGGCGGAGTGGGCTCGTAACGGGCGCAAAGCCGCCGGCCCGGCCCGCAACTCCGCAATGCTGCTGCTGCGGCCAGATTACTGCCTGGCAATGCCTGGCGGATCCGGCACGGCTGACATGAAACAAAAAGCGAGCGCCGCCGGCGTTCCGGTATGGGAGCCCTGGGGATGATTTACGCGACACCGTTTAGGAAATCCGACAAAGAACCGACTGGGCCGAGTGCGCTCTCCGGGTTTGAATCACTCGACCAGGTCGTCCAAATGCTCGGCGATTCGGATTGCATCCGACGGCCCGCGATGGTGATTTACGGCGCAAGCGACGATTGCATCGTGTACAGCCGGGTCGTGTTTCGTATTGACCGCGCGGTCAATAGCGGGTAATGTTCGGCTCTACGCCCCGGTAGTCTCAGCAGGTAGAGCGCGGCGCATGTTTGGGGTAACAGAGACCAAAGGGCTATAACACGGCTAGCCACTGCCCAAAATGCGACGAGGTCGCGGGTTCGACTCCCGTCCGGGGATCCACTTTTAAACGCGAGTACATAAAAATGACTAAGGGCGATTTGCTCACGCTGGCGAAAGCTATGGCACGGGAAACCGGCTTGATTAACCTATCGCGACAAGCGCTATGCGACCGCGCTGTTATCGCGCCGGGCTCGTTTAGCTACTATGCGGGCTGCACGTTTAACGAGTTCGTAAGCGAGATCCGCGACGACTTGCGCGACGCCGGGCACGTCCAGGTAACAAAAGCGCGCGCCAATCCGGAGCTGCGAAAATAGCATACTAGACGCGGCCGTCGATGTGGCCACGGTTTACGGTTACAACAACGTCAGCCGCCAGCAGGTAGCAGACCGCGCCGGCGTGTCGACCGGACTGGTGACCAAGTATTTCGGGACCATGCTGCAGCTCCGCCGGGATATTATGCGCGCGGCCATTCACCGGGAAATTGCCGAAATCGTCGCGCAGGGCATGGCGTGCGGGGACCGGCACGCGGCAAAAGCGCCGGACGAACTGAAAGCAGCCGCACGGCTTACACTTTAATTACGGGGCGACCATGCAGCAATTACCGGAAGCGCTCCGCCCGCTGGCAGAGTTTAGGCAGTTTATTTTGTGCAAGTTTTGTCCCGAGCCAAAAAGAGCCCGGAAAGTTTGAAAAATACCCGGTCGATCACCGGACGCTGCAAGTGTTTGCGAAAGGTAGCGACTGGCAGAACGACCCGGCGGCCTGGACGTCCGCCGACGAGGCGATCCGCTTGGCCGGCTTGTGCGGCGACGGCTACGGAATCGGTTTTTTCTTCACTGCAAACGACCCGTTTTTCTTTCTCGACATAGACCGATGCCTGCAGGCTGATAACACGTGGTCGCCGCTGGCGCTGCAGTTGCTCGGCTATTGTCCAGAGGCGGCGGTCGCAGTCTCCAGCAGCGGGCGGGGGCTGCACGTATTTGGCCGCACGTCGGCGCCTGTGCTACACGGCAATCGAAACCACGAGCTAGATCTGGAGCTCTACACGGAAAAGCGGTTCGTCGCGCTGTCGGCAACCAACGCGCAAGGGTCGGCGGCCATGTCCTGCGATCTATTCCCGCAGCTGGTGGCGACCTATTTCCCGCCTAAAGCAACGCAAAAGGGCGCCGAGTGGAGTAGCGAACCGGTCGAGGGCTACAGGGCCCCGAGGACGACGACGAGCTGATCAAGCGAGCCGTGGCCAGTCGCAGCGCTGCGGGGGCGTTTGGCGCCGGGGCGACGTTTGCGGACCTATGGGCGGGCGACGACGAGGCACTGGCGCGCGCGTACCCGGACGGCAGCAGGCACAACGGCAGCCAGGCCGATGCGGCCTTGGCACAGCACTTGGCGTTTTGGACCGGTAACGACTGCGAGCGGATCCTGCGCGTTATGTGGCGCTCGGGATTGGTCCGCGACAAATGGGACCGCGAGGATTATTTGCACCGCACGATCTTAAACGCGGTGGGCATGCAGGAGACGGTCTATTCTACCGGCGCCGCGGCGGACACGACCGTCCTGGACCAGTACGGGCCTGCCAAACTAAAAGCCACTGGCGAGCGCCAGGGGGCGTTTGCCGAGTCGATACGAGCGGAGCGGTTCGTCGAATTTAAAGCCGCCGGGATGGACGAGTCGCGCCTGCACGAACTGGCGCAGCAAACGAGCGTTAAATTGTGGCTAGACCATCGCGACAAAACCGGCGACCAGCTGCTCGGCATGATAACGCCGGTTAGTGCGGCCGCGCCGCCGGCGGCGTCCGTTAGCCTGGACCCAGAGATCCGCGAGGGCTACCAGTATTTAGGGGCGACACAACAGATTGAGTATTTTAGCGGCTGTGTTTACATACAGAGTTTACATAAAGTTTTTACGCCAGACGGGGCGCTGCTAAAGTCGGAACAGTTCAACGCGACTTATGGTGGCTACACGTTCCAGCTAGACGCCGAGGGCGGCAAAACGACCCGCAAGGCCTGGGACGCGTTCACCGAATCGCAGATCGTGCGCTACCCGAAAGCGGCGTCGACGTGCTTTCGTCCCGACGTGGCGCCCGGGGCGATCATCCAGGAGGAAGGCGACGCGCTTGTTAATACTTACAAACCCGTGGACACGCCGCGCGTAAAAGGCTACCCGGGCCCGTTCTTGCGACACTTGGAGCTGCTGCTGCCCGACGCCGGTGACCGGTCAATTCTTTTGGCATATATGGCCGCGTGCATTCAGCACAAGGGCGTAAAGTTCCAGTGGGCGCCGCTGCTGCAGGGCGCCGAGGGTAATGGCAAAACCTTGTTAACGCGATGCGTCGCTTTTGCCGTTGGCCAGCGCTATACGCACCAACCGCCAGCGAACGAGATATCCGAGAAATTCAACGAATGGCTGTTTAATAAGTTGTTTATCGGGATCGAGGACGTTTACGTCCCGGACCATAAGCGGGAAATTATCGAGATCTTAAAGCCGATGATCACTAACGACAGGCTCGCTATGCGGGCGATGCAGCAGTCGCAGGTTATGGGCGACAACCGCGCTAATTTTATGCTGAATAGTAACCATAAAGACGCAATACGCAAGACCCGATCAGACCGCCGTTTTTGCGTTTTTTACACGGCGCAGCAGACCGAGCAGGATTTAACGCGCGACGGCATGCAGGGGAATTACTTTCCGGATCTTTACGACTGGCTGAAAGGCCGCAACGCTTACGCCGGCGCCGGCGCGGATCACGGTTACGCCGTGGTCTCGGATTACCTGGCGGATTACGCGATACCGGACGAGCTAAACCCCGCGACCCGCAGCCATAGGGCGCCGAGTACCAGCACGACCGAGGAGGCGATCAGCCAGTCAATGGGCGGCATTGAGCAGGAAATTCTCGAAGCCGTGGCCGAAGACCGCCCGGGGTTTGCCGGCGGCTGGATCTCCAGCGTCGCAGTTGAGCGCCTGCTGCAGTCCGTCCGCATGGCTCGCAGCATTCCGCACAACAAACGCCGGGAGCTGTTGCAGTCGCTCGGGTACGACTATCACCCCGCGCTTAAAGACGGCCGAACCAATACCGGCATACCGCTCGACGAGGGCAAAAAGCCGCGGTTGTTTATCCGAAACGGCCATATCCACGCGAATACAACTTACGCCAACGAGGCCGCCAGGCTGTACCAAGAGGCGCAAGGCGCTATCCAGTCCGCCGGCGGCGATGCGAGTCGGCGGTTCCAGCAGTAAAATAATGTTATCCGTTGTTGACGAGCCGGTCAGTAGTCGATACAATCTTTACATCGACTAAGCAAACACCCACGGAGCACGGCACCATGAGCACTTTTGAAGCTGGCAAAACCTACACGACCCGCAGCATTTGCGACCATAGCAGCATTATCGAAGTTAAAGTTCTGCGCCGCACTGCAAAAACAATCGTCGCCAACCTCGGCGGGCGTCGCGGCGAGAAGCGCCTGCGCATTACCGAGCGAAACGGCTTTGAAACCGTTAAGCCATACGGGTCCTACAGCATGGCCCCGACCGTCACCGCCAAGTAAAACAACCAGGAGCGAACAACATGCAAAACGCAATGACAACCGCAAGCCAAGCAAGCCGCGACGAATGGGCGCGCGTGAACGATCTTTTGCCGTGGTGCGATGCGCCAGCGTGGGCACGGTTTGCTGTCCAGCACTGCGGGGCGTGGTTCTGGCTGCAAAAGCCGCCCGCGTCGGCTGTACACGACGAGCTGCAAGTACGCGGGCCGCACGCACCAATCAAGCCGGTCGTTCGGGTCCTGACCAGCGAACGTTTATTTATGCGACCGCGGCCCTCGGTAGCAGTCGACAGCGGCGTCGCGCGATTACTGCAGGCAAACGTCCCGGTCCTGATCGCCGCCCGCTGTACGCATTCAGACGACCCGGAGCGCGAAGCGTTGTTGATATACGGTAAGCTGCTGGACCTTGGGATCGCCAAATACGGCGCGGATTTTGAGCAGATTATGCGCGAGGCGCTGGAGTGAAAGGCTGGCAGCCGTGCAACCCGCAAAAAGCGAAAGCGCTGCTGTATCAGGGCGCTATTATTAAACGTAACGGCAAACGGTGGTTTTATTATGCAAGACCTGACGGCACGACAGCAAAAAGACATCGAAACCGCAGGGCGCGGGGATGTAAAACTCGGGGCGCTGCTGCGCCAGGCGATGGCCGAGTTTGATCTAACCGGGTCGATCGGGCCCGTAAAAGAGCGCCGCATTAAAAAGCGGTTGCAGACCGTTAAGAGGAGGGCAGCACGTGACCACTGATAATTGCAAGGCGCGACAGTACAGCGACCAAATGCAGTGCGGCGCGTGTGGGCTCGCATGGGACGTTAACGACCCGGAGCCGCCAGCGTGCCGGCCGGGCCATACGTCGGATCTGCGCGAGCAGCAACGCAAACAGCGGGACAAATTGAGGGCGCCGTTATGAAAGAGTACGTAAAAATCGGATGGATTGCTTTTAAGGCGCTGCGCGATTTGCGGCTGTCGACAAAGTGGCGGCACGACATAAGGGCGCGAACTCTCGGGGCGTCTAGGCTAGACACGGAAGTCCGCCAGGCTTTGGGGAAACGTAACGATTACCGCCGAACGTTGCCGGATCTGGTTAGCGAGCTGGCGCGGGCAGCAAGCGAAGAACGCCTGGCGGGGCGTATCCGCTCAATCCTTGGGCCACTAAATGACGACGCCCGGACCGTGCCGGATTTGATCGACGACATGGTCGACCGGTTAATTAAAAAAAGGGACAGACGCAAATCTGCTGCCAATGCCTTTCGTTTAACGGGTCGATAGCGGCCACTTGTCACGGATGCGAGGCGCCGTTATGACCAGTAAGCGCCAAGCGTTGCCGGACGGGACGGTCCGTTACGAAATAAGCCGATCGCGCGGGCGTTATGGGCGCGTCGGAGTGTACGTTACGGCGCGGCCGGACGAGTCTCGGGATTCGGTCGCGCGTCGGTTAAGGCATGCTAGGGAGACCGTGCGCGGTCTTGCGGGAGCGTTAACATGAAAGCATTACGTTATATACTTGTCAGCATCGTTGTGGTTATGGGCTTTTCGATCGTTTTAATGGTGATCGAGCTGGCCAGTTTGTTTTTCTAACCTGGCGCGCCAGCGTCCGCCCGGCCTCGGTCGGGCTCTTTTATAAATAGTTGTATCCGTTGTTGACGGGGCGGTCAGTAGTCGATACAATCTTTACATCGACTACAGGAGCACACGACATGAATTTTACAACTTGGTTAAACGCACTGATCAGCGAAAAGAACATCGACATTGAGCAGACCCTCCAAGTCGAAGGCGAAAGCGGCACGAACTGGATCCCGGTCGAATGCGTACTGGAGGCGATCAAGTCCACCAGCAAAGCAGAGCAGCAGGGCATTAAAAAGACGCTGGTCGCGATCGACTTCCGGAACGGCGACGTGCTGCACTTTATAAAGCACCTCGCGCAAGCGGTCGCACAATAAAACAGACAGGGCCCCTCGGGGCTCAGGAGCTCGACAGCATGGCGATTGAATTGTACTGCGACGGCGCTGTTATTGACGACACGGCGGAAGAAAAACGCGGCGTTTGCCGCAGCTGCGACCGAGTAACAGACCGGGAAGTCCGAAGCGCCGGCGAGACCACGTGGTCGTTTGAATGCGATCAGTGCGAGGAGCTGGCCGCTAGCTAGCCGCTACGGTCAGGAGCTAGCCGCTACGGTCAGGAGCTAGCCGCTACGGTCAGGAGCTAGCCGCTACGGTCAGGAGCTAGCCGCCTCGGTAAGGAGCTAGCGGTCAAAATCGCACCCCGAACTCCCGTACTTGCAAAACTGCGGGGTACGCTGGAGCCCTTGGGAGAGTAAGGCTCCCGGCAGTTTCGACCAGACCCCGCACAACGAACTCTCTCCCGGCGCTGACGTGCGCCTCGTGCGCCCCGCCTGCTGTTTCCCTATATACACTACTACTGTACTATTATAACTTATAGAGTAAGGGGAGTAAGGGGGAATGTGTCGGTAAGGTCAGTAATAGCAAGGGTTCAAGGCCGCCCCGTAGTGGTCGGAAGTTACGGGAGGGCTAACAGTATCGGACCGCGTGCTATGCTGGCGGAAAGAAACCAGAGTTAGGAGTGTGGCCTCAATGTTCAATGTCAGAGACGAAGCAATCCGCCAAATGGAATCGGATCTAAAAACGTTTGCCGCGCGGGCGTTTCCGTTTGCTACGAAAAACACCGTTAATCAGGGCGCGTTTAGGGCTCGGACTTACGCGCAAGAAAACATCGACCAGAACATGACGACGCGAAACAAGTTTACGAGGAACAGCATTCGCGTAGAACAGACACGAGAGCTCACTGTAAGCCGTCAGGCGGCCGTCGTGGGGTCGATCGCGGACTACCTGGCGGATCAGGAGTTCGGCGCCACTAAGAGCGCGTCAGGCAGCGAGGGCGTGGCATTGCCGACGGCGTACTCGGCTGGCCAGGGCGAAGGGGCTCGGCCTCGTACCAGGCTACCGCGTAAGCCGAACAAGATGTCCAACATACAGCTGCGCAACCGCACCCAATCAGGGGCAAGCCGCAAGCAAAAGAATCTGATCGCGATCAAAGGCGCGGCGGCGTCGGGCAGGAAGTTCGTATTCTTAAACCTCGGCAGAACCAAGGGCATTTTTAAAGTCATGGGCGGGCGCAAGCGGCCCCGAATTAAAATGATCTATGACCTGTCCCGGCCGTCCGTTGTTATCCCGCGTAACCCGTGGCTCGCGCCTGCCTTTGAACGGGCGCGCGCAGACCTACCGGACATTCACCTGCGCTCGCTAACGTTCCAGGTAAGGCGCGCCGGATTGTTCAGGGGTTAGCGGCTAGCGGCTAGCGGCCAGCTACAGGCCAGCACCGGGGCGGCTACCAGAAAAAAAAAGGTAACTGTGGAGCGTAGGGGCCAAGCCGCCGTTTTGATTCGACCG